AATCAGCAACTACATCTCAACTGATTTTGTCACTGGCAAGCCTGTTGAGAACGGCAAGATTGGTTCTCTGTACGGCGTAGACATTTTTGTTTCTACTAACCTGCCTACTGAGAACACTGACGAAAAAGCCGCTCTTCTCATGCACAAAGATGCTATGGTCTTTGCTGAGCAAGTAGGCGTGCGTGTACAGACTCAATACAAGCAAGAGTACCTCGCAGACTTGATGACTGCTGACACTCTGTACGGTGTTAAGACTTACCGCCCAGAAGCCGGTGTGGCACTTCACTGCGCTATCTAAGTAGCAGACTAACAGGGGGCCTTCGGGTCCCCTTCCCTCATTCCTCTCACCCGCATAGGTTATCAACATGGCAACAATTAAGCTAAAAAACGGCTCAGGCGCGCCCCTCGCCACTGACTTAGTGCAGGGTGAACCCGCCCTCGATTTAACTAATAAGCGACTGTATACAGAAGATACACTAGGCGCTGTAATCGAAGTAGGCGTAAACCCCACAGAATTAAACGTAACTAACAACATCACTGTAGGTGGTACTGTAGACGGGCGCGACATCGCGACTGACGGTACTAAGCTGGACGGTGTAGAAGCAGGCGCTACTGCTGACCAGACTGCCTCAGAGATTCGCACACTGGTTGAGTCTGCCACTGACTCCAATGTATTTACAGATGCTGACCATATAAAGTTAGACGGCATAGAAGCAAGTGCTACTGCTGACCAAACAGCCGCAGAGATTCGTACACTAGTTGAATCAGCTACCGACTCCAATGTTTTTACTGACGCAGACCACACAAAGCTAGATGGCATTGAGGCTAGTGCTACAGCAGATCAGACAGATGCTGAGATTAGAGCCGCAGTAGAAGCCGCTACAGACTCCAATGTATTTACCGATGCTGACCATAGTAAGCTAGACGGTATTGAAGCCTTAGCAGACGTAACAGACACAGCTAACGTCACAGCCGCTGGCGCCTTGATGGACTCAGAGTTAACGAGCGAAGCTTCAGTCAAGGCTTTGAACCAAGGTGTAGCTACTACTGATAGCCCAACCTTTGCCGCTGTTACTGTCAACGGTAACGTAGAGTTTGATGGGCTGTCTGGTACAGGCGCTGTCACAGTCACAGACATCCTTGACCAAGACGACATGTCTAGCAACAGTGCTACTGCATTGGCTACTCAACAGTCGATCAAAGCGTATGTTGATACTACTGTAGCGGCAACTAACGAACTCGTAGAAGACACTACGCCACAACTGGGTGGTGATCTTGCGTCTAATGGCAATGACATTCTGTTTGCTGACAACGACAAGGCTATCTTCGGTGCTGGCTCTGACCTACAGATTTTTCATGATGGTAGCAATAGTTATATTAAAGATGCAGGATCTGGCGGATTACGTTTATCAACAAACCAATTTAGAGTTTATAACGCGGCTACAGATGAGTTGAGTATAAACGCAGTTGAAAACGGTACTGTAGAGCTTTATTACGATAATACTAAGAAACTAGCCACCACCTCCACAGGCATCGACGTAACGGGGACTGTTGTAAGCGACGGCCTTACGATAAGTGCGCAAGACCGAATCTATTTAGACGGCGGCAGTAACACATACATTCAAGAATCAGCGGCTGATGACCTTAGATTTTTTGTCGGAGGCTCACAGGCTGTTCGAGTGCGGCCTAGTGGAACAACTATTTTAGGGACAGTGACTGCTGATGGGCTTGATGTACAAGGCAACGTCATTATTAATAATAGTTACGCATATCAAATTGGTGGAGACAGTGCCAGTACTAGCGTAATTGGTAAAATGCACAATTCTTCAGGTGTGTTTACCTTAGCGTCTCTAGACTCTAGGCATATGAAGTTAACTACAAGTAATGCTGACCGTCTAAAAGTAGATGCCAACGGAGACATTAGCTTCTACGAGGATACGGGGACAACCGCAAAACTCACATGGTCAGCTAGTGATGAAGACCTGAAGTTTACTGACAACTCGAAGGCCATCTTCGGTGCTGGTAGTGACCTACAGATTTATCATGATGGGTCTAATAGCCATATTAAAGATACCGCCACTGGAAATTTAAACATTTCTGGCAATGACATACAGATATTAAATGCTGCCTCAAATGAAGCTATGGCCTATTTTGCGCAGGATGGTTCTGTTACTCTGTACCACAACGGCTCAGAAAAACTAGCCACAGCCTCCACAGGCATCGACGTAACGGGGACAGTGACTGCTGATGGCTTAGAAGTAGAAGCCGCTACGCCAGTAATAGAAATTGACAGCACAACATCGGCTAATCTTGCCACGCTTCAGTTTACTACTAGTGGCACGGTAGACAGTAAAATTACGCATCAAGCAAGTACTGGAGTCATGACTATTGACTCTGGAAGAAATGCTAGTTGGGGCGGCAAGATAGATTTTGTCACTGATACTGACACCAGAATGCGTATTAGCAACAACGGCGACATTAGCTTCTACGAAGACACTGGCACGACTGCGAAGTTGTTCTGGGATGCTTCTGCGGAGCGGTTGGGTATTGGTACTAGTTCGCCCAGTCAAGACTTAGAAATCCTTAACGGCTCGACAGGGGCAGGTATTAGATTAGCCGCTACTGGTACAGCCTATTGGGATATTGAGCGTGACTCAACTTCAGGGCATCTTACATTTACAGATGACGGAGCAGGTACAGTATTAACTGTAGGGCAAGACGGCAACGTAGGTATCGGCACTAGCAGTCCTACCTCAGTACAAGGTTTTGCCAAAGTATTAAAGTTAGAAGATTCAAGCAACGCCTCCATTGTTGTTAGTGGTGGTTTGCATGAAGCTGAATATGCTGTTTCTTCAAGTGGCGGTTGGTTTGGTACATCGACAAACATTCCGCAACGGTTTGCAACCAACAACACAGAACGTATGCGTATCGACTCTAGCGGCAACGTAGGTATTGGTGCTACTCCAGATTCAGGATGGGGTTCTGTTTGGAAAAACCTACAAGTAACAAATTTATCAGCACATTTTGCTAGTACTTCCACCAATACTTTTTCTGGATTGACGCATGGCGGTTATTACGACGGAACGCAATGGCGTTATAACGCTACAGATGTAGGCGCAACATTAATACAGTCAGTTGGTAGCGCGTCTCCTTCTATGCAGTTTTATGTTGCTAATTCAGGAACCGCCGACGGTGTTATTACTTGGACAGAAGCCATGCGTATCGACTCTAGCGGCAACTTGCTGGTTGGTACTACTACTACAAACTTCAATACAGCGGGTACAGTTTTATACGGTGCTAATGGCGTGCAGATGGTAAGAAGCAACGCAACGCCGTTAAATCTAAACAGAACTACATCCGATGGCGCGATTCAAGAGTTTTACAAAGACGGCACCGCAGTCGGTAGTATTGGTACCTATGATGGTGCTGATATTTATGTAGGTTCGGGCGACACAGGGATAAGGTTTGCTTCTGGAGCAGATGCAGTAATACCTGTAAGCCCAAGTTCAAGTGGTGCAATCAGAGGTAGTTCTATTGATTTAGGTTTATCAAGCATTCCTTTTAGCAACCTTTACCTGTCAGGCGTTATTTATGGTGTACAACAAACTCTTACTCGTGACAGTGCTGCACCTTTAGAGCTTAATAGAACAACTAACGATGGTGAATTAGTCTATTTTAAGCAAGCAGGCATTGTTAGAGGCTCTATTTCCATCAGCGGCTCTGCCACTTCTTATAACACTAGTTCTGACTACCGTTTGAAAGAAAACTTAATAGCAATGTCAGGTGCTACTGAAAGGCTTAAGCAGTTAGCACCTAAGCGATTTAACTTTATTGCTGATGCCGATACAACTGTCGATGGCTTTTTAGCACACGAAGTTGCAGATGTTGTGCCTGAAGCAATTACAGGCGCTAAGGATGCTGTAGATGATGACGGCAATGCAGTGTACCAAGGCATTGACCAATCCAAACTTGTGCCGCTACTTGTGGCAACAATCCAAGAACTTGAGGCACGTATTGCCGCACTTGAATCTAACTAAGGAGAAAACTAATGGCTACATGGACTATCGCAAACCTTGAGCGTAACGTGGCAGACGGCGGTGTAACCGTTGCACACTGGCGTGTTACTCAATCTGAAACTGTTGGTGACGACACATTCACTGCATCCTCATACGGCACTGTAGGCTTTACACCTGACGCTGATGCTGACGGCTTTGTAGCTTACGATGACCTTACTGAGTCTGCTGTACTAGCATGGGTACACGAGTCAGTTGACCAAGACGCTACTGAAACGGCACTGACAGCTAACATCGAAGCACAGAAGAACCCTGTGTCTGCTGATGGTATGCCTTGGTAGCCGAATCTTTTTTCCTTTACGTCCTCGTAGCCTTACAGCTCGGGGACATTTGGACCACACAGTATGCTCTGCAAAACATTCGTGGAGCCGTGGAGAGTAACCCTATAGTCAAGAAGGCTATGGATAAGCTCGGTGTCCTCGGCGGTCTCTTCGCCATTAAGACACCCTTTATTGTCATCCTAATCTTCTACCCTCTCCCCCTATGGGCACTTGCCGCCATCACAGCACTCTACGTGTACGTCGTCGGCAACAACGCTCGAATCATCTTTAAACACCGATAGCCCCTATAAGGGATCTATAGTATAATAGCTTTAGATCCTTTTTACTTCCTTGGAGATTGCATGTACTACGTAGGCACCCAACAGTTCAGTTCCTTTGATGACGCAATGAACTACGTCAGAGCAAACGGCGGCTCCATTACTAACGAGCCTGTAGGTGACACAACTGGTATGCTAACCGGATCTTCAGGAGGCACCAAGGGTACTCCAACTGACGAACCTATCAAGCAAGCTCCTTTGGTTAACGACACAAATCCCCCTACTGCTCAAACCTTTACGTTTATTGAAGGAAGCGAAAGAGGCGGTGCAGTACAAGATTACCTATACGGTCAGCAGGCAGAACCTAGACAGGTTACAGCCGCTGAGCTAGAAGCATACTTCAGCGACCCAGAGCAAACTAACCGGCTACCAGAAGTGTTTGGCACTTTCGATAACTACCTTGCTTACATGACTGAGCGGGAGCAGTTATTGCAGTCAGGCAATCTAACTGTTGGCGACTGGGCCGACGCAGACGCAGGCTTTAACCAAGATCAAGAGATGATCCTTGAAGGCGATGCTGACCTCACTATCGACCCTAGCGATCCCAGCCAGAATTACGAAAACTTATTAGGGCAACAGCGTGGTGCCCAAGTCGGTGCTTACGAAAATTGGATTAACTCTGACGCTAACCAAGCGCTCCTACAGAAGTACGGGGTACATGCTACTACGTACAGCGGATCTGGTGATAAGTTCCGGTGGAACGGCTCAGCATATGTTAAGGTACAAGACGAAGATCACGCAGGCTTTACTGACTTCGTTAAGATGGGCATGATGATTGCCCTTGGTGCTATGTCAGCAGGGGCTCTTTCTGCCGCTGGTCTAGGTACGGTCACTTCTTCTACGCTCTCTAGCGCTATCACTCAAGCCGTTTCTACCGGCTCTATCGACCCCGCTCAACTTTTACAGTCTGCCGCTACAGCAGGCCTTACTGGTGCTCTATCGGATGCGGTAAGTGATTTACTGCCAGAAGGTGTAGACCTCTCCAGCATCTCTACAGGGATTGAGGAGGTAGACACTGTATTGCAGACAATGGGCATGGATGTCCTACGCCAAGGTATTATGACCGGCGAAGTGGATTTACAACAAACTCTACAGGCTGGTGTCTTCTCTGCCGCTGGTGAGTTTATTGACTTCATCCAAGGCCAGATGGGTATTAGTGCTGAAGAGCAGGCCGCGTGGGAGGCTCGTATAGCCAACCAGACAGCCGATCAGCAGAACGCAATGATGGGCACTATTGAACAGCAGTTCGGTGAGGGTGCCCTTGCTGAGGCGCTTAACAGCATGGACGCGGAGCTGGCGCAGATGGCCTCTCAAACGCTCTCTAATATGTTTGCCGACACAAACGTAGCCTTTGTTCCAGACGACACAGGAGCATACGTAGAAGAGGTTACGGAAGACCTTACGCAGGACACTACGGCAGGTGACACCACTGTCGATGAAGGTCCTATGAATCAGATCGACTACGGTTTAGGAGAGAATCCCCCAGAAGGCGCTACTGAGCTAGTCAACGGAGTTTACTACGACGAAAATGGCATACCTATTGGTATCGCGTCAAATGCAACGCGAGATCAGATACTAGATCAGTTCGGAAGCGAGACTAATGCACTAGTGAACGGAGGGGGCTCTGTAGCCGCTCACCCTATCACAGAAGACGCGCTTGCTATTCTGGTAGGCGATACAATGGGTGCAGACGGTACTACGCAAAGCCTACAAGGACTCAGTGATGCTCTGGTAGGGCGGGGTCTTGTCCTAGCTAACGTCAACGGTCAGTATGTTTTAATCTCTGGTACTACTTCATCTACGGGCCTGCATAGCAGTCTCGATCAAGATGCTTTACTGAACCTCACTCCTTCTAACGAAACCTTCATACCCCCTCCATCTTCAGATCCTAACGACGCGTTACTGGCTCCTACCGACGCTAGCGACATATCCCAAGAGATTCAGGACCTTTTGACTAACGTAGAGAATGCGCCAGAGGTCCCTAGCCCTGATTGGGTAGTAGATGCAATCACTATCGACCCAACAGATCCCATCGTGTTTGAGCAGGATCCTATAACGACTCCTCCTGCCCCTGTAGATCCCGTAGACACCACTACAGGAGGCGAAACAGGTACGTCTACAGATACAGGCGCTGGCGTCACTACAGAACAAATTACTAACGCTGTAAACGCGGCTGTGCAAAACGCTGTTTCTAATATATCAGCAGGAGCTACTCAGGAAGAAGTCCAAACAGCTATCGACACAGCTATCGCCGCTATTGACATCCCAGCCGGTCTAAGCGCTGAAGAAGTGCAAAACATTGTAGACACAGCTGTGGGAGGGATAACACTTCCCGAAGGCGTATCAGCAGAGGATGTTCAAACGGCTATCGACACGGCTATGGAAGGTGTAGCCACGCAAGCAGACATAACTGCCGCTGTGGAGTCCCTTCAGGAAGAGATTGCTAACATCCCAGCAGGCGCTACAGCTGAAGAGGTACAAACAGCTATTGATACAGCTATTGCCGGCATAGAGTTCCCAGCTGGCTTGACTAGTGAAGACGTACAAGGCATTGTAGATACAGCCATCTCAGGAATCACCTTCCCAGAGTCAGTTACTGCGGAAGAGATGTCTACAGCGATTAACGAAGCTGTTACAGGAATGGCTACGCAAGCTGACGTGGATGCTTCTATTGAGGCGGCTGTCGGGGCTTTACAGACCGACATTGCTAACATCCCAGCAGGCGCTACAGCTGAAGAGGTACAAACAGCTATCGACACAGCCATATCGGGCATTGAGTTCCCAGCAGGTTTGACACCAGAAGACGTACAATCTGTTGTTGACAATGCTATTGCCGGTATAGAATTTCCAGAAGGGCTGACAGCAGACGATGTAGATACGGCAATTTCCTCGGCCCTAGAAGGTGTAGCCACTACAGAAGGTGTCCAGAGCGCTATCGACGCGGCAGTGACAAGCATTAACGAAACTATTGCCAGCCTACCAGAAGGACTGACAGCCCTAGAGGTTAGCGAAGCTATCGACACGGCTATTGCCGGTATCGAGTTCCCAGAGTCTATCACAGAAGAGCAGATGGGCGAAGCCCTTGAAGGTGCTATAGCTTCTATTGAGTTCCCCGCCAGTCTTACAGCAGAAGAAGTAGGGGAAATTGTTGCTAACTCCGGTTTCGCTACTCCAGAAAACGTAGCCACTGCCATAGCTAACGCAGGGTATGCAACCCCAGAGGATGTAGCTTCTGCCATCTCAGGTGCTGGCTTCTCCACTCCAGAGGACGTAGCGGCGGCTGTAGCGGCGGCAGGGTTTTCTACTCCAGAGGACGTAGCTACAGCGATTGCCAATGCAGGCCTTACAACGCCACAGGACGTCGCTGAGGCGATTTCAGCGGCAGGGTATGCTACCCCACAGGATATTGCTAATGCGGTCTCACAGGCCGGTTATGCGACCCCTGAGGACGTTGCTAGTGCTATAGCCTCCGCTGGGTACGTAAACCCAGAAGATTTAGCCACTGCGCTTGAGAACTCAGGGTTCGCCACAGCAGACTCGCTGGCTACTGCACAGCAGGCCATCGACGACAACATGGCAGACTTACAGCGCGATCTCTTAGAGACGCTGGCTACTATGGGTACTAACCAGACTACAGAGCTGTCTGAGGCGGAAGCCCGACTGCTAGAGTCTATCGGTGGTGTCGGAGCGGATGTCCTCCTAGAGCTTTCTCAAGTAGAAGGCGGTCTGGAGCAAGCCATCGCTGACATGGGCGTAGACTTTAACGAAGCCTTGTCACAAGGTCTAGAGGCTACTCAAACAGATCTGATGGAAGCTCTAGAGGCTTACAACACTGGACAAGGCGAAGCCCTTACAGCGGCTGAGGCACGCCTCCTAGAGTCTATTACTGGCGGTGACGCAGAGACGCTACGTCAGATGAGTGAGAACACAGAGTCGTTCAATCAGGCTCTTGCAGACCTCGGCTTAGACCTCGAAGGTGTTCAGACTACACTAGGTGATCGCATAGGCGGCCTAGCAACAGACGTATCTACTGGATTTGAGACAGCCGCTCAAGAGCGTCAGGACCTCATGGATGCTCTCACTGCTATGGAGCTAGGACAAGCAGAGGCACTGACGGATGCTCAAGCGGCCCTCCTTGCAGAGATCACTGGAGGTGACGCGGCTACGCTACAAGAATTAAGCACAGTACAGGGAGCCCTTGAAGAAGAGCTAGCCACACTGGGTACGAGCCTAGGTGACGTAGAAGCAGGCCTTACAGAAGACATTGCGGCATTGCAAGAAGAGACCGCTGGTGGTTTTGAGCAGGTAGGCGAAGACATAGCCTCCTCTGAAGATCGTCTCACTAATTTATTCAATCAAGGCCTTGAGTCTGTCGGCGGAGATCTTAACGCTCTGGCTGAACAGTCACTTGGTCAGTACAACTCTCTACAGGATACGTTGGCTAACCAAGCGGCAGGCCAAGCAGAAGCCCTTACGGATACAGAGGCCCGATTGCTAGAAAGCATGACAGGTGTTGAAGCCAGTGTCTTACAGGAACTCTCTACCGTCCAAGGCGGTTTGGAGCAAGGCTTAGCAGACGTAGGCGTAAGTATTTCTGACCTATCCTCTGACGTAGACACACGTATCGGTGACGTAGAAGCGGCTATGGGTGCCGGCTTCCAAGGCGTTGCAGATCAGTTTGGTCAGGTACAGGGGGAGCTTGCAGGCCTAGGCGCTGGCCTAGAAGGCCTAGGTGCTGGACTGGGCGGTATCGGTGCTGGACTACTTGGAGGACTCGGAGGTCTCGGTGTAGGTCAGCAAGAGATTGCTCGTAAGATAGCTCAGCCCCAGTGGAAAGATTTTTACTCACAACAGCAAGCCTACAGTCCCGGCCAATTCCGTAGCGCCTACCTCGGCGGTCAGCAACAACAGCCGAACACTATTAAGAACCTTAATGATTTAATCTCCAGAAGCCTTTCTGGACCCAACAAAGGAATGCTCTCATGACATACTTGGAAGTAATTAACAGCATCCTCCGACGATTGCGTGAGGACACAGTGGTAGCTGTTAGTGAGACAGATTACTCAGAAATGGTGGGTGATTTTGTTAATGACGCAAAGCGTATTGTAGAGGACAGCTACCAGTGGGAAGCCCTTCGTACTGAGTATGCAGTGACTACGACAGCAGGTACGCACACCTACACATTGACCGGACTGACCAATCGTGCTAAAATAATAAACGTATGTGATGAAACCTCAGCGTACTATTTAGAGAATAAGCCGCTATCTTGGGTAAGAAATAAGGACGTTAAAAGCCCTTCCCAAACTGGAACGCCTAGATATTATGCGTACAACGGTTTAGATTCTTCGGGAAACACTCTGCTCCGTTTTTGGACTACCCCAGATGCTTCTTACGACATAAACGTGTACGCTGTAGTACCTCAGTCTGATTTAACATTAAAGTCTGATGTATTAAAAGTTCCTTCAGCGCCTGTTATCCACCTAGCGCTCGCCATGTTGGCTAGAGAGCGGGGAGAGACAGGTGGCACATCCACTGCTGAATACTTCCAGATGGCAGATAAGTACTTAAGAGATGCGATTGCGGTAGAAGCCGCTAGGCATGAAGATGAACTCGTTTACTTTACGGTGTAATCAATGTCGCAACCTATTCAGCAATTATCCCTAGTAGCTCCCGCCTTCCGTGGAGTGAATACAGAGGATAGCCCTATTGACATGGACCCTACGTTCGCCTTAGTGGCGGATAACTGTGTGGTGGACGAGAACGGTCGTCTGGGTGCGCGCAAGGGCCAAACCGTGGTGACTACTACTAAGACAGAGCTGGGCACTGATGTCCTTGATGCTGTCCACAAGTTTACAAGCCGCGCAGGTACGGACTACTTCTTCAGCACGGGGAACAACAAGATACTACAGGGGGACACCACCCTTACAGATGCCACTCCCACGTCGTACACCATTACAGCTAACCACTGGAAGATCATACCGTTTAACAACAAGCTATTCTTTTTCCAGCGTGGGCATGCCCCTCTTGTATTCGATGACACCACTAACGTAGTACAGCGCGTACAGGATTATCATACGACAGGCACTGTAGCTCCAGAAGCTAACGAAGCTCTGGCGGCTTTTGGTCGTATATGGGCGGCTGACGTCACGGGCAATCAGAATACTGTCTACTGGTCTGACACCCTTATAGGTGAGAGATGGCAGGGGCATAGTTCAGGCTCTATTGACCTAACTACTGTCTGGCCTCGTGGCTTTGACAAAGTGGTAGCTCTGGCGGCCCACAACAACTTCTTAATTATCTTTGGTGAGTCCTCTATCCTTATGTACCAAGGAGCTGAGGACCCGTCTACTATGACCCTTGTTGATACCATTGATAACGTAGGGTGTATCGCTAGGGATAGCGTAGTAAGCATTGGTACTGACCTACTGTTTCTTTCGCGTGAGGGTCTTCGATCTCTCGGGCGTACAGTACAAGAGAAGTCGGTAGCAATCGGCATTCTATCACGTAACGTCCGTAATGAGCTAAACACTTCTATCGGCTCTTTAGCCGCTGAAGAGATTAAAGCTACGTTCGTACCTGATGACAGTCTCTACATCTTATCGTTCCCTCTTCGCCAGCTTGTCTACGCATTCGACGTTAGACAGCCACTAGAGACGGGGGCTTACCGAGTTACTCGGTGGACCACGGTGTCGCATCACTCGTACTTTACTGACATAGAGGGCAATGTCTTCATAGGCAGTGTGGACGGTATAGGGACTTACTCAGGGTTTTTAGAGAAAGGAAACGCCTACAATCTCTATTATCAATCACCGCGAATGAGCTTTGGCGATACGTCACGGCTAAAGCTGTTAAAGAACATCTCAGCTATCTTTATCGGCGGCGGCAACACTAACGTAACCTTGCGATGGGGCTACGGGTTTGACGGGTCGTTCAAGAGTAAGACGTTCAGTATCGCTTCGGGCGCTTCAGTGGGTTACTTTAACGAAGGGGAATTCAACATCGCTGAGTTTTCAACGGGAGCGACTACAGATACATTCAACGCTAAGGCTAACGGTAGCGGAACTATTCTTAATATTGGGCTAGAGGCTAGGATTAATGGCGTAGCTCTTTCTATTCAAGGTTTCAACCTACAGACACTATTGGGGAAAATCACAAATGGCTGATTATACTACTTCGGTAAACTTCACGGCGAAGGACTCCCTGCCTTCTGGTGATCCTCAGAAGGTCATCAAGGGTTCGGACTTCCAGCTAGAATTCGACGCTATAGCTACAGCGTCTTCAACTAAGGCAGACCTTGCGTCTCCCACTTTCACAGGTGCCGTTACGGTCCCTGATTTAACTATTTCGGGTAGCGTCACAGGAACGCTTGACGGAGGCACTTACTAATGGATTATGATGCGTTACTTGAGGCCTTAATGGGCGCTGGCGGTGCTATCGGCGGCGGTCTATTGACACAAGATGCCTACCAAACACTAGGCGACATAGGTACCGCCGCTCAAGAGCAGATGACTGCACTGGGGCAAGAACAATTGGAGCAAACAGCGTTCCGCCCTTACAGCGTAACTACAGCTACTGGTGCTGGTTTCGGCGTAGACGAGGCTGGTAGTATTAACCAACAGTTATCAGAGCAGGAGATGGCGCAGTACAACCAGCTCATGGGTGCGGCGTCTGGCCTCTTCGGTCAAGCGGCGGCTCCGAGCGCTCAGGTTGAACAGCAAGTATTCGACCGCATGATGGCTTTACAAAGCCCAGCGGCAGAGCGAGAGCGAGCGGCTCTTGAGAATCGCCTGCGTGCACAGGGACGTCTTGGGACGTCTTCTAGTCTCTACGGCGGTACTAGCCCCGATATGCTTGGTTTCCAAACAGCGCAAGCCGAAGCGCGTAACGCGGCGGCCCTACAGGCTATGCAACAGGCGCGTGCAGATCAACTACAGGCGGCTAACCTAGGTACAGCAATGCAGGGCGCGGCGTACTTGCCACAAGCGCAAGCATTGGCGGCCTTCCAGCCTTCACTCACAACCAGCGGACTTGCTCAGCAGGGTCAGCTTCAGGGCGCTAACCTCTACGGTGAAAGCGTTGCAAGCGGTCTTGGTACAGCTCTTGGTGCCGCTCAAGGACAAGCTAACCTCATAGGCAACCTTGGCGCTTCTATGCTAGGTGGCTCTATGGCTACAGCCTCAGGTGAAGACGGCTGGGTTAGCGCCATTGGCGACGTCCTCGGATCAATCTTCGACTAAGGAGTAATCATGCCACGTTTAGACGCATCGTTAACACAGGGCCTGATGAACCCCACATACTCAGACAGATTGGCTAAAGCGGGCGGGATGCTCGGAGGTATGGGCGGTCAGATGAGGCAGACCCGCCAAGATAAAGAACAAGCGCAAGAGATGGCTGGTATGACCACTGAAGGTTTGCTAGCGGCTCAGCGTGAAGCGGCGGCGACACCAGCAGAGGCTATCGCGGCTGGTTTGGCTCAAGAGAAATTTGGTCGTGAGACAGCAGAGCGAAAGGACGCACAGCGCGTTAAGAAGCAAGGACAGGCAGAGAAGCTCGCAGGCTCTAAGCTGTCTGCTATGGGCCTACGACACAAGGCTCTAGTAAAGCAAGGTAAGCAGGAAGAGGCCGATAAGCTCCTTACTCAGATGGATGAGATCGCTCAGGGCGCTATGGTTAACCTCTCGGATTACGTAGAAGACGTAGTTCCTGAGAAGAAAGACGACTCTAGCCGTTACCTCAACATCGGCGGCGGTAAGGTGTTCGACACTAAGACCGCTACTATGATCGGCGGTGGAGAAGGTAAGGGTAAAGACGGAGGGGTAGACCCCGACAAGCTCGCTGATATTCTCTATAAAAACAAAGACGCTTATACCACGCAATCATGGGAAGAGTACTCTAATGCTCTCGTTAATGACGGCGTAGTCGAAGCGGCTAAGCTCTTAAAAGGTGTGGACGTATCTCGTGAAGCTGAGGCGGTAAGCGCGGCGGTAGTAGCCGACTCTAGCCGCAACATGCGCGCTATCGACGACTTACTTGCTACAGACGTTAACGAATGGTCACAAGCGGTGGCTTGGTGGGTCCCTGGATCTGAAGAAAAGTCTATTGACAACGCTGTAGACACTCTCAAGGCTAACGTAGCATTCGACCGACTACAGAAGATGCGCGACAACTCTAAGACAGGAGGCGCTCTAGGTCAGGTCAGTGAGAAGGAATTACGTCTGTTGGAAGCTAACCTTGCGTCACTAGATCCCACATCGGCTGACTTCAAAAAGAACCTACGAACTATTCGACGCACTTACGAGCGTATCGTAGACATTGAGACTGGCCCGCAGGGCTTCGATGAGGAGGGCAGGTCTAAGGGGTCCCCTAACTTCTTTAAAGCAGAAAACGGCGTAGTCTTTTGGGCAGACCCAGAGACGGACATCGTTTACGACTACGCAACAGGCGCTCCAATTTAAGGAACTGTAATGAATAGAGAAGAGATACTAGCACAGATCCGTAAGCAACGCTCAGAAGCAGGTGTTACAGGTGCATCAGGGCCTGTCACTGCTGACGATGTACGTGCGCGGGTGAAGCAACAGCGAGAAGCCGCTGGGGTCGCTACCGTTCCTTCTGACTCTCCCACCCCTACACAGCCAAAAGCTCCTGAAGAGTCTTCTGCACTGAGCCGAGGACTTAAAAGAGGTGTTGTAGGCGCTATGGGTCCTTTAGGGAACGTGGCAAATCTTTTAGGGCTAACGGATGAAGCATTCGGGGGCTTAGAGGCAGGCGCTTCTATAGCTGGAGGGGCCGCTGTAGGCATCCCTGCCAGCATAGCAGGCTATAGGGATGTGTACGAGCAATACTCTCAACAGGCAGAGGGCACAGCAACGGGAGGCGCTGAGGCCGCTGGAGATGTCTACAGAGGCTCTGGCTTCATGGAGGGCCTTGAGTCTATGGTGTATCAACCCAAGACAGAAGAAGGTCGGCAGGCCTTAGAGGGCTTCACAGATGTGCTTTCTCCTGTAGGCGAGGCCTTTACAGAAGTTAGTGAGTTCCTCGGGGACACAGCATACGACGTTCTAGGAAGCCCCACAATAGCTACGGCTTTTTACGCGGCTCCTGATGTAGCACTAGAGCTTACAGGATTAGGGACAGCGGGTAGGACAGTACGTGCGTCCAAGCTAGCCAGACAGTCTAAAGAAGTTAAGGCCGCTACAGAGCTACTAGAGAATGCAGAGATCCGCGTAGCCGATCCTGTAGGCGCACAGTGGAAACTGGACAAAGACGGTGTGGCTGTTCCTAATGAGATAGGACGCGAGTTGGTTAAATCTAAGGTAGTCAGTGGATCAGACGCGGCGCTTATCACCAACAGCAACAAGATAACTAGGAAGCAAATGACCGCCATGACGGAGGCGTTCAACCGTCGTGCAGAAGGGAACCCGCAAGGTCTATCCCCTAACCAAATCATCGGCGCTAACAGCGCTAAAGCCCTTTCAGAAGCTAACAAGGCACGTAAGGCTGTAGGCGCTGAGATGGATGCCTTAATCAAAGGCCCTGTAGGGCAAACTCCTGTGAATGTCCGTCCAGTAATCGACGGTTTCTACGCTCAGCTCTCAGAGCTAGGTGTTAGCCCTAAGGTGAACATGAACACAGGCAAGGTAGAGCTAGACTTCCGTGGTAGTGAGCTAGACCTGAAGACCTACGCGGGTGCGCGTAAGCTCATGTCAGACGCCTTCGAGATCTCCACCACCAGAAGCCGTACTACACTCGCTGACGTTCACAAGATGAAGAAGCAGTTAGACGACCTACTCGACGCTAAGAAGCTAGAGCAAGGCGGGACACTGGGTAACATGGAGCGTAAGCTACTTACTCTACGGTCAGGCCTGAACGATGCCGCTAAAGGCGTTAAAGGGTACGGGGAGCTTAACGCTAAGTATTCCGCTCTAGTAGACGGTCTGCGTCCTTTTGACTCTTACCGCCCAGCGGGCATGTCTTGGGACGATTCCGCTGTAGCTAACAACATCGGCGCGGCGCTAAAGTCTGCCTCCGCTGATACAGCTAAAGTGAACAACATGCTGGAAGGCCTCACCGGCCTTAACACAGCCATGAAGAACGCAGGCGCTAAGCCTTTCTCTGTAGACGTTGCCGGTCTGGCCCGCTACAGTGACTTCTTGAATAACAACTGGAGTCGTACTGTCGCCGAGTCACAGCCTAAAGGTGGCTTCCTCCGTGGCGCACGCCAGAACATCCAAGGCGCGGCTCTGTCGGGAATGGTAGGTAACAAGTTTGGCGTAGCTAACAACATAAGCGGTCTCGTAGCTAGTGGTATGGACGCTAAGATAGCATCTCAGGTAGCTAAGAAGGCTAAAGAAAATCAACGGCTCGTACTTAGGGCTCTTTCACAGTGAGATAGGCACGCTAATGAACCAGCAGGACAGAGCATATATGGAAAAGATAGACGGTAGGCTGAGAGGGGTCGAAAAAGAGGTCGCTGTGAATACACAGACTCTAGTAGACCTACGCGGTCTCCTCCGCTGGGGAATTGGACTTATGGTAGGAATATCTGTGTCTTTCGGAAGTTATGTTTTCAGTGAGATAGGAGATATAGACGAACGTGTAGACAGGTTAGAGGCTGAAGATGGGAATCGTTGAATTAATTGGCGGGATCTTTAAACCTGCCGCACAGCTAATTGATGAGTTGCACACTAGCGACGAGGAGCGGTTAGAGCATAAAGAGAGGCTTTTAGAAGTGCAGGCGATTGCCATGCAGACTGTCTTTGAGTATGAGGAGAAGGCGTTAGAGGCTAGGGCTAACATTGTAAACTCTGAGGCTAAGTCGGAGCATTGGATTGTCGCCTCGTGGAGGCCTATTGTTATGCTCTCTCTTATGGCCTTAGTGATTGTAGACAGCTTCGGATGGCTAGTGAATCCACTAAGCGGGGAGGCGTGGCTACTGTTGCAGATCGGCCTTGGCGGCTACGTGGTGGGCAGATCAGGGGAAAAGATAGCGAAGACTATCAAGCAATAACGAAGAAGGCCCCGAAGGGCCTTTTTTAATTCTGCTTGTACTTATCTAAAGCGAACGCACCAGCGCCAGCAGGCGGTCGATTGTCTACTACGTGACCGCTCTCCAGTGCGTCCACAAGGATCGCCAGAGAGGCCATAGCGTGTGATAGATGCGAGTTACCGCTATCAGGGTCGATGTCTTCACCGTCTTGCCAAGCCATAAGGTGACGCAGTGTCGCACCTAAGTAAGTCTGAGCCTCTACAGTCAGAGTCCTCCAGTTGTAAGCTCCGTACTTTCGCGCACCTTCTTTCAAGCCCATAGCGATAGACACCATAGCTGGCGCAGGGACAAGATGCAAGGGCACCTTGGCGTCTCCAAAAGCCTGCTTAGGATTAACACCTTCAGGCTCCAGCTCTAGTTTCATCCCATTAAAATAATAATTATCGTCAATGAACTGTCCCATCAGTATCTCCCATTCCGAACTCAGAACCTATAAACCTCTCAAGCATAGACATCTTGGCTAATTCCAAAAGCATGATGATGTGTGCTGGATCTTCGTAGTTACTACCTACAGAGACACCGTAATCGTCAAGCTGAAGTACAACAGCGTCAACCGCCTCATGTCCATCCTCCATAGCAGGCTTGGTGATCTGCTCCAAGAACTGCTCAAGGCACTCCTGCGCTGTTGGCTTCTCTACTTCCTCCTTCCCAAACGTACCTTTAATTACACTCATGATAAAAACTCCTGAACCTCTTCGGCGTTGTCAATCAGGTGAGAGCGTAGAAGCTCCACTAGATCCTCGGTCTTGATGTTCGCTAACTCAACGATGTCAGCAGGCTCAACATCCTTTGCTAACTGTTCCATTAAGTCGTCGATGGCTGGCATAGTTACTCTCCTACCCGTCGGATTTTAGAGCCAAGGTCCATAGGCACAGCGTGTGGTACGCCGTCGATTACTACGCCACAGCCGATTACAGGCTTCTTGGCGAAGTGCCTACCGTAGGCGAAAGCCATGTGCCTCTGGTTGACACCACAGCCTACAGCCAGACCCCATACTAACTCTTGGTCGGTAGCTGTGTAGCTGACACCGAAGTTAGAGTGGTTGTGCCCAGTAACGGTGCACCGCATCCGCGTCTCTGCGTCCTTACGGAAGCCGTTAACGCCACCAGCCGTCTCGCCGTGATGGTAGAGAACGTCGTCGATGACTACGCTGTCTCGAACGTCCCATCCACTAGGAAGGCCGTATATCTCCGCCAGAGGCTTCATAAAGATCGAAGGCTCCATGCCTATCTTGCGTAGCTGGCGAGCTGGTATGCGGTCGTGGTTGCCTTGTATGAGGGTAGCCTTGGGGAAAGCCTTGTACCACTCAGACGCCCTCTCGTATGACGACTCAAACTCCCCTGTGACACCCTGTAGCATCGGCTCAGAATCGTGAAAGCTGAGTGCGTGGTGGTCGATAAAGTCACCAATGTGAATGACGCGGTGACAGCGGTACTGCTTCTTTACTGACTTGCAGAACTCAAGATACCCCTCCAGCTCGTATGGCAAGTGAGTATCTCCAATGATGAGAACGCGTGACATTATCGAGTCTCCTTGCGCGCTTGGCGCTCTTCGTTGGTCTTTAGCTGGTGGCAGGATTTACACATTATCGTTAGTCCGCCTGCCTCGCAAAACATATTAGCAACAAAACGCGGGAGGTCCTCGTAGCTCTTAAGAGAGCCGCAGGGCACTGTGTGTTCGACTTGTACATCTTTATCTTTGAATAAGCCACCACACGAGGAGCATTTGTACCGCACTCCCTCTTCGGTTATCTGTTTTGCTTGTCCTTTAGCTTGGTGTTTAACGGGGTATTTCATGAAGGCGGAGCGCAGGGCTGACCGTATGAATGACCAGTACCGCGCTTCGGTCCATGTGTTCCCCGCCCTAGTTCTCGCTACTCGTTGGGGCATCCCATAGCTCTCCTTCTTCTCGTCTAATCCATAAGCATCTGCCTATGTTCTTTAGCCACCCATCTACAACCGCCTCTCGCTGATCGGGACACATTCCAACCTTGTCGTACCCTATGAGGTACTGATCCCTCACATAGGCGAACATCTCTTCGGGTGTGTCTAGCTCGTAAAGAGGCTCCAGTATCTTCTTGGTGGCTTTGATACCGACCATGCGATAAAGTCCAGCGATGTTGTCCGTAGCGTCTCCTGTCAGCATCTGCTTGTAGAAGAACGTGTCGGCACTCTCAGGGCTTACCATATAAACCTCCTGTTTCTTCCAGTTGTAGTGCCAGCCGGCGATTCCGTTAAGGTCCTTATCCAGCGTGGCGATGCCGTGTCCATGTTGTACGGCACCAATGCCTAGTAGGTCGTCCGCCTCTTCGTTAACCGATACGATAGCTTCCATCTTGTCTATCATGTACTCCTTGATGGCCTGAATGTGGCGAGGCTTCCGAGCGTCCTTACGATTACCTTTGTAAGGATACTCTGGAAGCCCGAAGTCGTTTCGGTAGTTGTCGGAGCCGGTCAGGTAGATTATACCCTTCTCAGCTCCACAACCATCGAGGATGCCCTGCACCATTACCTTTGTAGAATGTAAGGCGAACGCTACAGGGTCATCCTCAGAGGCGAACCCGACACTGTAGCAAATGATGTCTCCATCTATGCCCCAGACGTCAGGCCGTTTCATTAGAGCGCATCTTCGAGGTCAGCACCGCCAGAGCCCGTCTCAGGCTCTACTAAGCGGTCGATAACCATGAACTGAACGCGAGGTGATACACCAGAGCGACCGCCCATTTTCCACTCGACAGGCTTAAGAGCCGCACGAACTATAGTGCCATACCCTACGCGCTCTGTCATACCTTCGAAGCTGTTGCCGTCAACATCCTTGGGGATGATTGGGAACTTAGACTTACAGGTAATGAAGTTACCGCGCTCATACTTGTCGCCGTCCTTGTAGCTTACCTTTATGCCAAGCTCTTCTAGCTTCTCTACCGCCGCATCTGACAGATTAGCTAGTTGCACAGTGTACTTACCCGCCATGCTGTCCTCACGCTCAAGGTTAGGGAACGCGATTGTTGCTTTGATTGTTACCGATTGGTTATCCAACATAAGTTATATCCTTAAAAGTTATCCGATTGGTCGGGCTTTGTTAGTACCCACAAACATAATAGGCTGTTTGGCTGTTAGAGTCAATGCGTCTCTGCCCATGTATCACCTATCTGATATTCGCCGTCCAGAGGGCACCTCATGTCGAAAGCTCGACCGGCTTGGCGAATAGCATTACGGAAGATGACGCCGACTCGCTCAGCGTACTCTTCCGGCACTTCCACTTGGAATTCATCGTGAACCTGAGCCACCAGTTTGTAGGGGTAGCCATATCTGACTAACTTGTCTACAGCGATGGTCAAGGCACGTTTCATTACCAAAGCCCCAGCAGATTGTAGGAGGGTGTTAAGAGCGGCATGCTCAGAGCGTACCCTTACCCGTCTGCCGTCCAGCCCCGGAAGTGAACCCGTCGAGGATATGCGCTGGACTTTTAGGATGAGAGCATTGAGTGCGGGGAGGGCCTTAAGGAACTTGCTCTTAAGTTTATTACCCTCAGAGGCACCACCACCAACAATACTCCCGATTTTGGCGTCACCCGCACCATACAAAAAGGCATAAATGAATGTCTTGGCGTCATTACGTGACGGCAGACCTGCGGCCTTCTGGTTGTAGGTGTGGATGTCGCCGTGAAGGATAAGGTCCGTGTATGAATCATCCTTCATGTAGTGAGCTAACATGCGTAGCTCTAAGCCCGACGCGTCGATGCCTACGAGTTTGTGGCCCTCAGGGACGGTAAAGCATTTCCTGTAGTCCGACTCGCTGGGTATCTGCGCCATGTTGGGCGATGAGTGGGTCATGCGGCCTGTAACAGCACCGCACGTATTGACCCGACCGTGGATTCTGCCGTCATCCTTGACAGCATCTATCCAGCTCTTGAGCATTCCGACACGCTTCTGCAATGTCATATACTCAAGTACCTTGGCGGCCTCAGGAACGTGAGCGTTGGCGGCGAGCGTCTTGTCGTTCACGACGGGCTTGCCGGTAGGAGTTAACTCACCCCACTTGGCCCCCTTCTCCGCTAAGCGCTCTGCTACTTGCTGACGGCTTCCGACATTGAACATTGTTACCTTATCCTTTAGTCGCTTGCCTGTCTTTTCTGACCAACGCTCCTCAACGATTGGCGGAAAGATGGCCTGTAGCTCATCGCTAATGGTTGTCATCCTCGCATCATGATCGTTGAACAACCGACACGCCCGCTCAAAGTCTAGGGCGAATCCGTTGCGTTCCTGCACCGCCGTTATCTTGGCGACCTCAAGCTCCAGCTCGCGGCTGTAGTCTGAGAAGCCGTCCGCATCTAAGAGTCCGACGATGTACTCGTAGATGTCATACGTTGCTCGACAGTCTGCTAGGCAGTAGTCGATCATCTCTTGCGTGAGGCCCTTGTCGAAATCTGCGGCGTCAAAGTCCTCCTTGAGCCGCTGTCCTGCGCGTAGTGCCCACTGCTTGAGGGAATGGCCTCCGTCGATGCTTGGGTCATACAGACGTCCGAGTAGAAGTGTGTCGATGATCTCCAAGCCTCTAGGTTCCCATCCCCAGATCTCATGCAGTCGAGGGAGGTCAAAACCCACCCCGTTGTGCAGAATCAATGAACGACAGCCAAGCCTCGTCAGCGTAGCGTTCAGTTCCTCCGGACTGTACACGGCTACGCTTTCTCCTGTGTCCGCGTAGATACCCACTACCCAGATTCTCGACCACGCTAGATCCGTTTCGATGTCTAGTACGCACTTTGTCATGTTTCAGATCCTCCTCGATCTTACTTGTTTCTCGTTCGAGTACATAAGCGCCTATCTTACTCACCTCTTGTCCTCCTTCTTGTCTTTCGACTTGTTGCCGAATATCTTGTCCCAGTTGTCGTTGAACTTCTTGGGGTCAGTCTGGCGCTGGCGTGAGCCTTTGCCGCCCTCCCCTGTGAGGTCACGCCCCATTAGAACTGCAAATCCAACTGTGACGCTTCATAGGATAACCCAAGAATTGCACGCGGTCTACCACTTGATCGGTCAGTGCCTACCTCGTCGATAGCACCTAGCTCTAAAAGCTCTGTGACGCGGCCTGTAACGGCATTGATAGGCCACCCTAGGTCTTCCCCTATGTCCTGCCTTGTGGCTTCTCCTAAGCGGATGATGACGTCTAGCACCTCGCGGCGCTTGCCACCAATCCCGTCGATGATGTCGTTGTACGCTTTAAGTGAATTTCTGTGCATCTTGTACCTCCTAGTCGAAAGTCAATAAAAGAGCGCCCTCTGCTGGAACGTCGGGGTCGTCCACCAAGTAGCTGTAAGAAAAGTGAGAGATGCGTACAGCGTTAGCATGAAACGTCTCTTCAAACGCTTGGTATCTCACCTCTTGATCCAAATATACCTCCGGCAGTTTTTGCAATAAAGCCACCAACTGTCTATAAGTCATAGTAAACCTCCAATCATAAAGACGACAAACAGTATGCACGCCGCTAGAGTGGCTTCTACGAATATGTCAAAGTCGTCTGGGTTTTTAAAAGGGTCGTACATTTATAGAGCCTCCTCTTCAGCTTCTATGGGCTCATAATCGGTGAGCCTTCCCGTGTCCACGTTGTACAGTAGGTGCCCTGCGGGGCCTGTGATACCGCTGAATCGGTTCTTCAACACGCGAATGTGCGTCGTATTCCGATCCGTCTCATCCTCCGCCTGTCCGTTCCGCTCCAGCCCGATAACAAAGTCTGAGAGCTGGGCAATCGAGGCAGAACCTCGGAGCTGTGCAATTGAGGTCGCCGCTCCGTCCTCGTGGCCCTTACCTTCTGGACGCTTGAGGTGCGACACTGCAAACAAGACGATGCCTGTGTCCTGCGTGAGTGTGCGTAGCTTGGTCATGATCTCGTCTAGGGCCTTACGCTCGTCGCCATATTGACCACCAGATACAAGGATAGAGATGTGGTCGAGGATAATCACCTTACAGTCTAGCGCCTTAGCCATGAAGCGCACACGCGAAACCACTTGATCGACGGTAGCGCCGGTATCGAAACTGGCGTCCATAATCATTAACTGATCGTCACCAAAGACACGGTCGAAAGAGGCCTTGTATTCCTCTGTGCCGCGCTTTACGACTGAGGTAGGCAAGTGCACGGGCGTGCTTAGATCGACGCTCATGAAGCCCTCAGCGGTCCTCTCGACGGCCTCCTCCATGAATAGGCACCCGATTCGGCTCTTGGTGGTTTTCTTAACGTGCATGACGATCTCCCGAAGGATGCTCGACTTGCCTAGACCAGAGCCCGCACAAATGGTCACCAACTCAGTTGGGCGGAAGCCGTACGTGAGGGCGTTGAGGGGGTCCCAAGGGTAATATCCAATAGCGTCGGGCCGTGGTGTGTTCAACTTCTCCCACAGCTCAGTGCTGGATAAGACACCCTGCGGGGTGTACTGAGAGGCCGACCAATACAGGTCACTAAAGGCCTTAGACTCACCGGCCTTGAGGTAGTCGCACGCGTCCTTGCCTGTACGAGGATCGAGCCGCATAACCCGTAGCTTACCGGCGAAGACGTCGGCGGCTTTGTCGATGCCTGCCTTTCCTGCGTCGTCGGCGTCGAAGCACAGAATGATCTCGTCGAACCCGTCCAAGAACTGGAAAGATTCTTTAAGATCCTTTCCTGCCGCCGCCGCGCCGCCCTTGAGTGACACCACCGGCACCTTACCGCCGAACATTTGGTTAGCCGCCACGGCGTCAAGCTCGCCCTCTGTGATAACGATGCGGTTGCGCTGGTGGTTGCCGTATTTCTGCTCGCCAAACAAGCCCGAACCCTTCAGCTCACCAACAATGCGGAACGATTTTGTAGCTACGTTTCGAACCTTGAAGGCACAAGGCGTATTCTCACCATCTCGGAAATAAGGGTAGGCGTGGTCGGTAGCGCTCACCACGACGCCATAATACGCGACGTTTCCGCTTGAGAGGTTGCGCTGTGGGATAGATGACGGCTTAGCGTCACCCCAAGCACGTTGGAGCCTCTCAAGCTCTAAGTCGTTGGGTTTAAACTGGACTTGATTTTCTGACATTTTATGCCCCTCCGCTGGGGGATAATAATGATTACATGAGAAGCAGAAACGATGGCTGTCGCTGTACTCCGCGACGGCGTCACTCGATCCGCACTCCTCACACGGTAGCTTGCTCTTTACTATGTGGGATTCCTCCCGATCAAAACTCATTCGACCTCCTTGCCTGAGATGTTGGGCGAATATTTGTCGATGTACACGTCCGGCGGAAGTATCACCGGCGTATTTAGCGCCCGTACGTATTCTCTGAAGCGGCGCTCTTCGTTAGTCTCTTCCGGTTTCTCCTGTTTGTCAACCGTTACTTTAATACCAAACATGATTTCCTCCTAATTGTGGTAATGTGCCGCAAAACAGACCAAAACCCTATTGACAGGGCATTGACAAGGCCTCACTATGTTTATAGACACTCTAAGGGATCGCCAAAGTTTTTCATTTGTTCTTCATGAGATGAATGACGCTGAATGAATACCACTTGGGGCTACCTTAGAGGTAGTCACCTCATCCCTCCGTAGGTTTAGCGGACGTCATGCCCTCATCGGTCGGATAATTAGGCTTAAGCGAACCGAGCGCCATATCCACCAGCTCTGGGATAGGGTCATAAGGCACCTTTTGAATCTCACCACCGGCGGACAGAAACTCCTCGATGTGCTGGGCTATCGTCGCGCTCTGCTTGCTCTTTTCAGGAGTCAGAGGCGCGGTGGCCTCCTCGCTCCAGTCATAAAACTCATGATTTAGCATGGTATCCCATCTCCTCTTCAATGGTCTCGATAAGCTCGGCAATCACCGGAAGCTCTCCGGCTAGATAATCGCTCCTGCTCTCTCGTAAATGCGTCTCGACCTCTAGCAGAAGGCGAACGGCCGCCGCTCCGTGGTGCTGTATAGACAGCTTGCGCCATGCGGCATCACAAACGCTATTGCTCTTCGTAGTCATAAGACAGTGCCTCCTCGACTCGGTTGGTTTCGTCGCACAGCTTGTCGTACTCATACCGCAGAGCAACATATATGCGCTCCTGTTCCTCATTAAGGCCGGCAGTCATGTCTAGCCTATGCAGAAGGCCGCAAGCCTCCTCCAGCGCGTCTAACGCCTCCTCTAAGTAACGTAATTTCATCGTAAATACCTCTCAGCTAGGGGCCAAACCTCGAAGTCTTCAACCTCTAAGTTTGAATAATAGTAAACCACGGGTTTTTGCCCCGTGGCGATGTTGTAGTCTATGGCGTAGCGCCGAGCCTCCTCAAAAAACACGGAGGACATAAGCTCATAAGCTCCCTCATCATCTGTAAATGTAACATAATAAAAAGCACTGCTCATTGTATCGCCTCCCTTGTAGCTTTTAAAGCCTCTTTACGTGTCCAGTGTTGTGAGTTGACCAGATAATCCGCAACGCTAGAGCGCCGGCAGTGGTTAACCTCCCAGAAAAATAATGCGTTAAAGAATACCACCAAACCGGCGGCGGTTTTGTTGCTGTGGCTGAGCCGGTAGCATCGACCGCACAGCGTCTCGCGACTCTCCCCACCTGTTAGGGTGTTGAGAAGGATGGAGAAGGCCCGCGAGACCTCCCATAATTGATAACACATATTTAAATCACCTCCATGTCATAGTGAGGCCACGGGTCGCCCACTCGGCGGCCTTGTTGGCGTAATAAACTTGGTACGCTTCCACAGCGTCGGAGCGCTTGCATTCGTCGGGCATGCACTGCGGCGGGTCTGTGAAGCCTAGGTCGTCGATGTTGCGGGGCGGCTGGGCCAGCGCCTCGGCCTTCTCGGCTATGGTCTTGTGAACCTTGCCGTAGCGGCGCGTGTATTCGTCTCCAAGGGCCATCATGTGGTCATAGGCCCACAGGTAGTGGTCGAGCGATAAACGCACCCACACGGCGCTAGGGTGGTTCTTATGGGTGGGCTTGTAAGCCGGTGACTCGCCGTCAAGCTCGTGATGTGCCGTGGAGAGTAACTGCGCTGTCTCGAGTATCATTTTGACCACGTGACGGTCACATTGCGCGTCAGCGGCTAAGATCGGGTTACGGTTAAGGTAAAAGATGTTCATGTGTAAATCTCCTGTTGTTACTTATAAGGTGCCGACTAGGTTTCTGGACTGCCGTGATGTTCGGCGAGCCCTCCACTAATGATTCACTCTTAGAAAGTGTCATCCCTTACCCTTTCGGGCAGTAGCTAGGCGGCGAAAGCTGGTTACCTTAGCGCCCCGTAGGACGCTATCGAAACCCTCCTAAATGTGCGGATAGTCCCAATCCTGAGCCTCTCCGTGTCTCTCGTATGCGCAATGATCGCACAGATACTCCTCCGCTAAGTCGTCGTAAAACATATCGGCGGCGTCGTATGCCACCTCGCCGCACTCCTCACATATACCCATGTATCACTGCTCCTCTAGATCTAGGCCTAAGCGCTCTGCTTGCTCGTGCATGAGGAGCAAAGCGCCCTCGTAAGCGATCTGATGGACCATGTCCCAGAAGTTAAACTCGAGACCGTAGAGGGCCTCTTCTGCCTTGTACTGAGCGTTATTGAACAGGTTACCATCTCCGCGCATGGCGTCCACAATCTCGAACGCTGTTGCGTCGTAGGTCTCTACGCCCATTCGGTAGGCCGACTCGTGGAGTAACTGCCCCGCGTCTCCGCCAAACTTTTCGATCTCGTCCGCTACTTCGTTAGTGCGCGACATGCAGTCGCTGTAGAATGCTGTGAAATTCATCGTGTAATCTCCTGATTAGTTGCTTGCTTGGCGTAGTCAAACGCCGGTATATACTCTTTAAAGACTCGGCGAGTGTTTGGCAACTCCTCGCCCGTCTCTTGGTCTGTCAAGGTTACCGTGTAGCGAAACCCGCAGTCTGTTTCGGTTTCCCGTACCTGAGCGCAAAGGCCGTCTTCGTCTTTGTCTATCAATACGTTTAAAAGCTCCATACTAACTCCCCAAATAAATAATTGCGTTAAAGATGAAAGGCAAGCCCCAATGGAGCATGAAGGCCGCAAATCCGGCCCCGCCTATTACTATGGTGAGAAGATCTTGCGCCTCGTGGGCCTTCAGTTTGTTTCGTTCTTTGCTGATTTCTTTGCGTAAGTAGAACATCTCTCACTCTCCCTGCTCTGGGACGCTACGTAAAACCTCAAGATAGGCGTCTGTCATGCCCTTTTCATACCAGAGCGATCTAGCTAGCGCCTTGATAAGGCCTCTATATTCTAGCGCCTCGATACACTTGGCGATTGGATAGCCGCGCTTCGCTTGCTTGAGTGCATAAGCTACTAGGACACCCTCCGCCGACACTAGCACCTTTGAGGCGGACGTCCAGCCGTTGCGCCCTCGCTCCCTGTGCTTCGCGTCCCGCTCGCTTGCGGTGGCGTATTCGCTTTTAACTGAGCGGAACTGCTCAGCGTTTTTAATCTCCATGAATCCGTAGGTCATTACCATGCCTCCTTAAGTAGTCTCAACGCCTCTGCGCGTAGCTCTGTCCGCTCTCCGCGCCGCGCTCCCTCCATTTTCCCAAGCTCTGAGGCCAAGTCCCCTACGCGGAGATCTAAGGCCCGCTCATGCCGGTCCAGCGCCTCACAAGGGCCATCCCCTAAGGTAGCCTCCAAAGCCGCCCTACGGGCTACTGAGCGCGCTTTGAGCGTTGCTTCGAATCTCTCCAGAAAATCTAATTGCTGTGCGTTCATTGTTCAATCTCCTATGCGGGCCGCGCCGCCTATGTTCTTTCCGTCTTGCGTAAACCATGTACTGGTGGCGATCTTACGACGCTGTGCGGTGTCTGCCGTCCAGTCCTGAATGACGCCGTCGATAACCGTTAGCGTGTGACCCCTTACCAGTAGCACCCAAGTGCCTTTGGTGTTTTGTTTGGTGAAGCGGTTAATGGTTACGCCGTCGAACTCTTTGGTGAACTCAATCGACCGCCCCTCCTTGCCCGCCGCCTCAATTAGCGCCGTGGTGAAGCCGGAGCACTTAGGCCCCTTGCGGTGCTTTCTGCCATGCTTAGCGAGTAGCCGGTGTGCCTTGCCAGCGCTCCAATTGAACGCCGTGGCGATGGCAACGACGGTGCAGAAATTGTTTTCGTTGTAGCCGCTAGGTGACTTCATAATCATCCGAACGTGTTCGTAATTTTGGGTTGGCATGATGTGCCCTCCTTAGTTGCTTATTAAAAGACCCTATCGCTAGGGCCCTTAAATAAGCCCTGAGAGCGTTTCTCTGCGGCTTGGATTGTCTGCCCTTGCCGGTGAGTGCCGTGGATTGTCTGCCCGTTGGCGCGCTCTCAGTGCTTGGTGTTGCTCTCAGTGTTCCGCGTGGCTTCGCTTCATCGCCTACCCGATGGGCTAGGCCGCGCTTTCCGCTGAGGTGTTGCTATATGACCCGTCGCGCTCCGGTCCGCTAGGCTTGAGGCTGAGCATGTGATCCGGTAGGGGATCGCCGCGCCTCGCTAGCAGGGGTTAACTAGGGGTTTGGTTAGATTTTCAGTGAAGGCCCTCTTCGTGGACTCCGACGCTAACCCGTCGCTTTCTTTACCGAGCCGCCCAATGTGGGGGTGACTCTGCGGGATTGTGGCTCCCCGTCGCCGTTGAAATGAATATTAGCAAACTGAGGAGTCCGCGCAACCCCTAATTTCAATTTATTTTCACTTTGTGGATTATTTACATTCTTGAGCTGAAAACTCACGCGCCTATAAATAGAACGCGCACGCGGTTAGCACGTATGCGATGCCCTGTCTAGGTATTATTACACAAAATGCGAATAAAGTGTTCCGAGTGCTAGGGCATAGCTTAGGGCTAACGTCGCTCACAGGGCGTTTTAGAGGCCTTCTCGAGCGTGTTGGGGTTGGCATGGTTCGTGCTAGGCCCTCAACTGCCTCATTACTGGTAATAGTTCACAGGGTTGTAGTGACTGGCACGGCGTGTGCATGGCGTTGTAGCTGACCGCATGGCTCGCCGCTCGCTTATCCCAGCGTGTCCCCTCGTGGTCAGGCCCTCGTGGTCAGGCCCTACGGTCAGGCCATGGGTGAGAGGGCCCCCCATAAAAGCCCCAGCGGCTCCCACACCGCCTCCCTCCTGTCACCTTTCTGGATCCCCCACGGTCGCACCACCACGGTGCACCACCACGGACAAGCACAAAGCATGCCAAGTCGGGCCAAACAGGCATACCCCGCGTACCTATGCGGTTTGGCGGCCGAAAAGCACCCCCACGGGGGCCTGTTGGGCTGGCGAGTATAGTGTGGTAGGCTCTTCCGTTTGCAAAGAGTAACTTTTGAGGTCTGTTTGGGCACTTATTGGTACATTTTAGGCACCCCGTGGGTAGCCAGAAAGACCAATACATTCATAGACTTAGCCATATAGGCCCACAGAGCATAAATAGAGCCCCAACCAGACCACTGTGTGACTATATGGGAACTTCACGAACAGGCATATATAGACTAGAATGTGACCTTTGTGTGAGCTTACCTGCCGTCTAGTTGGCTATATGGGTACTTGATTGACAAAACCCCTTAAAAATGCTACAATAAAACCGTATTATAGGTACTATATAGGACAAGACGGATTAGGCTTAAGCGACCTCTTCCTCCACACCTTTTCAGAGTGACTCAAGCGATCTCATCTACGGACATCATCTATCGACTCCCTCTGAGAAGACAACACCATCCAAGTTAAATCCCGCAGGGGACTATAGAGTAAGGAGTTTGAGATGCCTAATAAAGTAGGACGTCCAAGGAAGGCGGAGTTAGCGTCTACTAAAGACATGACAAAAAGGGAGCAGGCGCAGGCGCTTAAAGACTTTAGGGCCCGTCTACTTCTAAACCCGTCTTCACCTAAGCTGATTGAGAAACTCTTCGAGACGGCGTTAGACGACGACCACAAGAACCAAAGCGTTGCCATGAAGATTTTGTCTGACCGCCTCTTACCTGTCGCAGGCTTTACTGCTGACGGCAAGTCTCAGAGTGCTGTCCAAATTAACATCTCCGGCCTCGGTCAGCCCGACGCTGGTATTATTATTAACGGCGAAAGCGGGGAGATTGACGATGAGTGATTACCGCTACTTCACCTTAGACGAGTTTGATTGCCAACACACGGGCAACAACCAAATGGACCCTGTGTTTCTAACGCGGTTAGATGCTCTGAGGGACGCATGCGGCTTCCCCTTCCGCATCACTTCAGGCTACAGGGATCCTTCCCATCCAGTGGAAGCAAAAAAGAAGAAAAGCGGCACACACTCACAAGGAATAGCCGCTGACATCGCTGTAGCAGACGCCTCACAGCGCCGTATTTTAGTCGCTCAGGCGCTCCGGCTTGGCTTTAATGGCGTAGGAGTAGCCCGTGGGTTTATACACGTTGATACACGCGAAACTACGCCTGTTCTTTGGCTCTACCATTAATGGCGGCTCTTAACTTAACCCTAACGGCTTGGCAAGAGACCGTATTTAAAGATCCTTCTCGCTTTAAGGTAGTAGCCGCTGGTCGCCGTACGGGCAAATCGTACCTTTCTGCCGTATCCCTTATCGTTAACGCACTTAACGGCAAAGACGGTAAAGTGTTCTACGTTGCGCCTACTCAGGGGATGGCTAGAGATATTCTTTGGGACCTGCTTTTTGACTTGGCTGGAGATATTATCGAGGCTAGTAACGTCAACAATCTCACCATTACTTTAGCGGGCAACAATACGATCTATTTGAAGGGCGCAGACCGCCCAGATACGCTTCGTGGTGTTTCCCTAAAGTATTTAGTGCTAGATGAAGCGGCCTTTATGAAGCCGGACGTCTGGGAAAGCATCCTGAGACCGGCCTTATCTGATAAAAAAGGGAGCGCGTTATTTATCGGTACTCCAGAGGGAAGGAATCACTTCTATGACCTTTATTGCGGTGCTTCAAGCGGCGTATGGCCTGACTGGGACGCATGGACATTTTGCTCCCGCGACAACCCTTACATAGACCCTGCTGAGATTGACCACGCCGAGGCTACGCTACCCCGCTGGGCGTTTGTGCAAGAATACATGGCATCGTTTGACGCGCAAGGTAGCGAATATTTTGACCCTAACGAGTTTCAATATTATGAAAAAAAGCCTAACAGTGCTGGTGATTTTTATATTGCTTGTGACCTCGCCGGTTTCGAAAATGACAGGGGGTCTAAGACAAAGAGAAGAGATAACTCAGCGGTTGCTGTAGTCTACGTTACAGATTCAGGTGATTGGTACATCCACGATATAAAATACGGGAGGTGGACGCTAGATGAGACAGCAGAGACTATTTTTAACGCCGTTGCGGAGTATAGGCCGGTTAGTGTGGGCATTGAAAAAGGAATTGCACAGCAGGCCGTTATGGGTCCCCTATCGGACATTATGCGCCGTACTCATCGTACATTCCGTGTGGAGCTTCTAAGCCACGGCAACCAGAAAAAGGCTGATCGTATCCTCTGGGCTTTACAGGGAAGGTTTGAACATGGTAAAATACGTATTAGACGAGCTGATTGGAATCCGGCATTTATCGACGAAGCCTCAGCGTTTCCGTCACAGTTAGTACATGACGATTTATTAGATGCGGTCTCCTACGTAGACCAGATGGCTATTATCCCATATTTGTCTGGCGATGAGATGCAAGACGATTGGGACCCCTTAGACGCAGAGGCAGGTTATTAATGAGCGAAGACATTTTCAACGGAGAGTTTGACGGGACCTCCTATGAAGGCGAACTAGCCTCATGGGTTGTGGGCAAGACACAAGGATGGAGAGATTACTACGAGGCAAACTATGCAGAGCGCCACGATGAGTATATGCGTCTTTACCGAAACAAGTGGGCCGCTGAGGACAAAGTACGTGACTCAGAACGCTCTAAACTTATTGCTCCTGCCCTAGCGCAAGCTGTAGAGTCTAACGTAGCTGAGATCGAAGAGGCTACTTTTGGTCGTGGTAAGATCTTTGACATCCGCGACAATTACGGGGACGAAGACCCTTCAGACATCGAATACCTTCGCAACAAGCTCCACGATGACTTCGAGATGGCTAAGATCCGCTCTTCTGTAGCTGAGTGCCTTATTAACGCCGCTGTCTACGGTACAGGCATTGGCGAGATCGTCATTGAAGAAAAGAAGGTTTACACTCCAGCTACACGTCCTATGATGGACGGCTCTATGGCACAAGTAGGTGTAGAAGAGACATACCGTCCCCTCATTAAAATTAACCCCATCCAGCCCCGTAACTTCCTTATCGACCCTAATGCGTCTAGCGTCGATGAGGCTCTTGGTGTAGCCATTGACGAGTTTGTCTCTCGCCACACTGTAGAGATGTTACAGGAGCAGGGTGTATATAAGGACGATGTGTACGTAAGCGATGCGGCTTCTGATGTAGAGATCGAAAACGATCCTATGCTGGCCAGCCGCCCTACTGACCGCATCCGACTCTTAAAATACTATGGCCTTGTCCCCCGCGACTACTTGCTGGCCGAAGGCGTAGACGAAGCAGACATGGATGGAGACAGCGAGTACGTAGAAGCTGTAGTCGTCATTGCTAACGAAGGCACTCTGTTGAAGGCAACAGTGAACCCTTATATGTGTCAAGATCGTCCTATCATTGCATTCTCTTGGGATCTAGTCCCCTCGACCTTCTGGGGCCGTGGCGTGTGCGAAAAGGGCTACATGAGTCAAAAGGCTTTGGACACAGAGCTACGTGCGCGCATTGACGCACTAGCCCTAACTACTCACCCGATGATCGCTATGGACGCTACACGCATCCCCCGTGGTCACAAGATGGAGATACGCCCCGGTCGTGTCCTACTGACTAACGGCGCTCCTCAAGAGAGCATCATGCCGTTTAACTTCGGTCAGCTCAATCAAGTTAGCTTCGCTCAAGGCCAACAGCTCCAGAACATGGTGTCTCAGGCTACAGGCGCAGGCGAGGCTTCACAGGGGCAAGTGCAGAACGATGTAACCGCCGCTGGTATGTCTATGAGCCAAGGCGCTCTTGTTAAGCGACAAAAGCGTACCCTCCTCAACTTCCAAGAAAACTTCCTTATCCCACTGGTGCGTAAGTCAGCATTCCGCTACATGCAGTTTGACCCTGACAACTACCCAGTAAAAGATTATACGTTCCAGCCCTTCAGCTCGCTCGGTGCTATGGCTCGTGAGTACGAAGTGGCTCAGCTCTCTCAGATCCTACAGGTTATCCCTGCTGAAAGCCCAGCACACGGCGCTGTTATTGAAAGCATTATCGACCACCTTAACGTCGGCAACCGTGACAGCATTGTAGCGGCTATCCAGCAAGGAAAAGAACCTAACCCGCAGGAACAGCAGATGGCTCAAATGAAGATGCAGATTGAACAGCAGATCGCTCAAGGTCAAGTTCAGTTACTAGGCGCTCAAGCCGCTGAGTCTCAGTCACGCGCTCAGAAGTATAACACTGAAGCGAAACTAGCTCCGACAGAGTTGACGCTAAAGTACAGCGATCAAAACAACGACGGAAAGCTAGACGCTGACTTCGAGAAGCGTGTTAAGACTGCTGAGCTACTGCTAAAAGAACGCGACATTTCTGTTAAGGAAAGAGCTTCAATAAACCCAGAAGATCAGTTACGGCAAATGATGCAAGAAAGAGGCCCTTCAAACAACATGCAAGGTTCTTAAATTAAACAATCAACGGACCCGACTAAGGAGTAAATTATGTACAAGTCATGCGGATGTAAAGGTAAGAAGTGCAACTGCGGATCTGGAGGTTACAAATAATGCCAGCAAAGCGAGGCCTATACGCCAATATAAATGCCAAGCGCAAAGCAGGGAAGACAATGAGGCAAAAAGGGGCTAAAGGTGCCCCTACAGAGCAAGACTTTAAGAACGCGGCTAAGACTGCTAAAAAGAGGAAAAAGTAATGCCCCGCCCTACAGGCCCAGCTAAGGGTAAAGCAAAGGTAAAAACTACTGCTTCTGGCAGAAAAGTAAGCTACGGGCAAAAAGGCGCTAAGGTTAAGCCCGGAACCAGTAAGGGTGATTCCTACTGCGCCCGCTCTGCTGGTCAGATGAAAAAGCATCCCAAGGCCGCCAAAGACCCTAATAGCCCTCTACGCCTTTCACGCAAGCGTTGGAAGTGTAAGGGCTCCAAGAGTTCAAAATAGTTTGACCGTACGCTTAATTTTTTGATATAATAGGTATTGAGGTCTATATGGCCTCCTTCCCACCCACAGCGCCCTAAAGGGAGAACGCATGCGTAATGTAACTGTAAAAGAGCTTGATGAAACGCTCACTCAGCTCAATAAGATCCTTGCCAGTTTGAACGCTCGAATAGAGGCGTTAGAGGAAGCCACAAAGGCCAACCCCACAGTAACTCGTAAATCACCAGCTAAAAAGGAATCTTAATATGAACGAGCAAGAGAAAATTTTTGACGCCGCCCGAGAACTATTTAACACAGAGGGATGGCAAAACTTTGTATCAGACATTCAAAACAATATCGCCAGCATCCGCGTAGAAAACATTGACGACGAGAAAGGCTTCTGGATTGCCAAAGGGCAACTCAACGTCCTCCACTCAATCGCAGGCTACGAAAACATGATGAAGGCGGCAGAAGAGCAGGAAGAAGAGGATGACGATGCGTCGGCTGTATGACGTACGTTGTTCCGACTGCTCAGACGTAACTGAGGCGTTTGGCTACTCCAACGACATATTCCGGTGCGGAACGTGTGGAGGTGAAGCCAAGCGCATCATTAGTCCCGTTCGTTGTAAGCTCGAAGGTGTATCCGGAGATTTTCCCGGCGAAGCCATGAAGTGGGCAAAGCGACATGAACGTGCGGCTAGGAACGGGGATAACGGTTAAGCCAACTGCCTCGTAAACACTAACACCGAGAACCCTTACAGGACCGGAGATACTTAATGGCTAAGATAATAGACACCGACGTAACCGAACAAGAAGATAACTCCACCGAGTTTGCTTCGCTCGCTGAAGAAGAAACTACAGAGGCCCAGCAGGCCGCTCCTGAGGTAGCTCCTGAGGAAGAAGTAGCTGAAGCCCCAGCAGGAGAAGAGTCTAACGAAGAGGAGCTTCCTGAGAAGTACAGAGGGAAGAGTGCCGCTGAATTAGCGCGCATGCACCAAAACCTAGAGCAGTTGATGGGTAAGCAGTCATCCGAAGTGGGTGAACTACGCAAGGCCGTAGACTCTCTAGTGCAACAGTCCATGCAGGCTCAGTCAGCGACCGCAACATCCGCACCAGAACCCGACGTAGACGACTCGGACTTCTTTACTGACCCCAAGGGTACTGTAGAGCGTCTCATCGCCCAAAACCCAACGCTACAAAGCGCCCAGCAAGTAGCCGCTGAGATGTCTAAACAGCAAGCCCTTTCCACACTGAAGAATGCCCATCCCGACATGGATAAGATCCTAGGGGACGAACAATTCAAGCAGTGGGTAGGAGCAAGTAAGATCCGCTCAGAGATGTTCGCCAAGGCGGACCAGCAGTATGACTTTGAGCAAGCTAACGAGCTATTCTCTCTCTGGAAGGAGCGAGCGCAGGTCGTCAAGCAAACTAAGGCAGTCGAAAAGCTAGAGCAAAAGCGACAGCTCAAGAAGGCCTCAACAGGATCAGCTAGAGCAAACCCAGAGGGGAAAGCTGTAAAGAAGGTCTATCGTCGTCGTGACATTATCGACCTAATGAACCGCGATCCAAAGCGTTACCAAGCCATGCAAAGCGAGATCATGCAAGCTTACGCTGAAGGACGCGTTAAGTAAACTCTATCGGCCCGTAAGGGCCATTAACCTTTAAGGAAACAGTAAAATGGCACTTGGTACTAACCATGTAACTAACACTACTGCGGCGACTTTCATCCCTGAAATTTGGTCGGATGAAATTATCGCGGCATACGAAAACGCTCTTGTCGTTAAGCCCCTTGTCCGTGCTATGTCTATGACAGGCAAGAAAGGCGACACTGTGCATATCCCTAAGCCTGATCGCGGCTCTGCATCTGCAAAAAGCGCTGAAACTGAAGTTACTTTGATTACCGGCACTACTACAGAGCTGGTTGTAACTATTGACCAGCACTTCGAGTATAGCCGTCTGATTGAAGACATTACTGACGTGCAAGCTCTTAACAGCCTCCGTTCTTTCTACACTGAAGACGCTGGTTATGCACTTGCTAAGAAAGTAGACGATGCTTTGATTGCTGAGGCGGCTAACTTCACTGCACAGCTTCAATGTGGCTCTTCTGGCACTGCGGCTTCTGCCGGCACTGCTGTTGCGTTCAACGACGCTTCTTTCCGTGACGCGGTTCAGACTCTGGACGACAATGACGTTCCTATGTCTCAGCGTGTATTCGTTATCCCACCAGCGGTTAAGAATGCAATGCTCGG